GTGAACCCAGACCAAGACTGGAAAATACTATTGCCTGCCGACGTGCCCCACAGTTGCGCGCTTGTACTCCACCCAAGACCGGCGTTAACAACCGTACTTGTCAGCGACGTGTCGATCCTCGACCCCGCAACTTCGATCCATCGGCCTGATGGAACAGCGTTCCACGAGGCCTGATTCACGCGGCCTTGACCATCGCGCCCGGGCGTCCACAAGTCTCCGCTGACAGTCCCGACATCACTTCCACTTCCCCATTGGAAAGTATTGGATGGGGCAAAGCGCCCGCAATAAACAGCGCTGCCAGATGCTGCCGAATAGGTTGTCATTTCTTGCCAGTCCCAATGCCGCACAAGTACAGCAGCGCAAACAAGGCAATAACCACCAACAAGCCGATGGAGCCAAAGGCCAGCCAAAGCAGCAGCGAATCAGTCATAGGGGAAACTCACTGTCGAAATCGTCTTTGCGCGCTTTGCCGCCAAACAGGGCTTCTTGCACGCGGCGAAACATGCCGCGCCAGCCTTTGTTCTCAGCGCGGCACTTGTCTAGATCGGCTTGCAGTTCAGCAACCTCCTTGGCGGGCACCCATGCGCCGCGCTCGCGTACATCAAGCAAGACAATGTCGCCTTGCTCGACTGGAGGCTTGGTGTCGCTCATTTAGTAGTTCTGGAAGCGAACAGACGTGGCGTTTAGCGTGAAAGTTGCTGCCGAAGTAGTGACATCAGCAGATGTGCCAGTGCCGCCGAATTCATCGTTCACGCAAACCAACTCATCGGCACTTGCAGCGCCGCCGCGTCGTTTGTAGTAAACAGCTTTGCGTGCTGTGATGGTTGAGCTAGGCCAAGTCACCGTTGGAAAGGTGATCGTGACGCGATCAGTTGCGGTGTCTTTCGCAATGGTCGGCACAACTGCCTGTCCGCCTGCGGTGTATCCAGTGCCGCTCACCTCGTTGGTGATGTCTGAGCGCTTGGTGTGTGTGTCTTTGTTCTCGGTGTAGCTCGATGTGGTGAGCATGACAAAGAATGTGTCTGTATCGAAGTCAACCGCGCCACGCGCCATGTCTTCGATCACGCTGGTATAGATGAGTGATGCCATTTATGCCTCGGCTTTCTTGCGTTTTGGCTTGGTTTCTTCTGGCTCGGAACTGGGCTTCACGGCATCAACGTACTTGGCCGCCGACGCCTCGTTAACCAAGTGCTTTGCGAAGTCGGCATCAGTGCGCAAGATGTCGCCGCTTTTAAGGACTCCATAGCGCTGCGTGATGACCATTCCAAGAATCTCAACTTCAACTTGTTCCATTTGTTCCCCCATGTTTTGGAAAGTGGGCGACTACAAAAGCCGCCCACATCACTACTTAGGCAGGGGTCAAATCGCCGTAGCGAGCTGCGGCTGGTTTCTCAACCGTCAAGGCCAAACGACGCTCGGCGCGGATGGTTACCAAGTTCAACTGGAAGTTGTTTTCATCCGAGTCGCTCAACTCAACAACGACGCCCTCACGGTTGTGCAAGGTTGCGGCCTGAGCCAAGCTGCCCACCCACACGTTGTCGGCTGTCATGGCGTTGGATGCCACGACAGGGCGGCCAAACAGACTTGGGGGGGTCATGCTCACAGGATCGCCCAACAGGTAGCGGCCAGTGCTGTCTTTGGCAAGACGCATAGTCCACCAGTCGGCGGTGTTGAGGATGATCGCGTCGGCTGGGTAGTCAGCCAGCGCCGTGTCACCAATCATCTTGCCGATCAAGTCGAAACGGTTGGTTGGAGAAAGACCCAAAGCAGTCAACGAAGCGGAGGTATAGCCGTGTGCCGTGAAGTTGCCTGCGTTGGTCAAGCCGTTGATGTTCGGTGCGATGCCGTTACCAGAAACCAACTGGGTCTCAACACGCAGATTCACGCCATACACCATGCGGCGGTTGATGTACGCAGTCAAAGCCGCGTTATCCATCGCCAACTGACGGGTGATCTTCAACCAGTGAGCAACCGTACTGACTGGCATGGTGCCGGTCGTGAAGGTGATTGAACTTTCAGGTTTTGCAGTGCCTTCAGCTCGTTCTGCCGCAGCATTGGTGAAGACGTTTTCACGGATCCAGTCAATTGATGGCGCGGTTGTTGGAATCGAGGTGAGCAAGTCTTCAATGGTGAAGACACGAAACGCACCTTCAACCAAACCAGGCTTGCGGTCGCTGTAGGTGTTGCCGATGGCGTTGGTGATGGTGTTTTTCACCTCAAGACGCAAACGCCCGCGAGCATCTTTGCGCAGGAAACTGTCGTACTCGGCATTCTTGGTGAATTGAGCGCCGACAGATTCGTCCTTTGCTTCTTGGGCGGCGGGCGCGGTGGCTTTTTGCTCCAACTTCAGCAGGCGGTCGGCCAACTCGCGCTGGTCGATGCCGATGGCCTCAATTGCAGCCTTTGTGTCGGTTGTGACTTTGCCGAGTGTCTTCATTTCGCCTTCTGCCTTTTCAGACATGGCGATCAGTTTGGATTCAACAGAATCGAGGGCTTTCAGAATTGCGTCAGACATGGTTTTTTCCTTCGGAAATAAAAAAGCCGCCTCGAGGGCGGCTGTAGGGGTTGCGGTTATGCGTCAGTGATTGATGATCTTGTTGAGTCTTTCGAGCACCATCGCTGTGGTTTTCGCTTGTGCGTCTTCTGGAGAATCCCTCCCCTCAAAGATCGCCTTAGAGCGGGAAACAATCGCCATTGCCTCCCACTTGCCCAGCCCCGCATCCCGCAGTAGCCGTTCAATGTCTCGCTCTGTTTTGCACTCAGGCAACAGGGCCTCAAAATCAATTGATTTCACGCTCGCCAGGTCAACGCGGGCAAATTTGTCAGCGGGGAAAGTGACGATTGAAGTCTCTGCAAGCCGACTGACTCGCTTTATCAATCTTCCACCGTCTTTTTCCTCAAAATCACCCTTTTTCAGCGCGTAACCAATGGACATTGAGTCCAAAGTGCCATGTTTTAGGGCTGCTTTGACCTCGTTTGCGAGCGTATTTCCAGGGGTGAATTCGCCCGTCAACAACAGGCCGTAATCGTCCTCTTTTGCATCTACCCACTTGCCAATAGGCACAGCGGACGAATCATGGTTAAAAAACATCTTTGGGAGGCCGTTTTCGGCCAAAGTGCCCGCATAGGCACCTTTAACGATCGTGTCGCCGTAGCTGTCCACATTCCCGAACGTGGAGGCGTAGCCTGTAAACGTCGATTCATCGCTGCGCAGCTTGAATTGCGCGGCTTCTAGGTTGATTGATTTGTGTTCCATGTTCCCTCACTGGGCAATGTTTGCGCCTGTGCCGCCAGATGCGACGGCTTGACCTAGCTTGCTCATTGGCAGCATGTTTGATTGCACTGTCAGCTCATCGCCGCCTGCTATTGGCTCGTCGTTTTCCAACTGCCTGCACTCGTTTCTGGTCTTTAGGCCGTTTTGAACCGCTTTCGCATACACCTCGAATCGGTCTGTGATGTTTCCGCGCAAAAGTGCGTCGTGGCTAAACTCAGCGGTCATTCCTGCGCGCTGACGCGAAGTCATCACGCGCTTTCTTACTGCCTGCTCGATGCCAACAAGAATCGGACGGATCACCAACTTATGCCAAGAGTCGATAACCTGCTCTGAGCCGTTGTAGGTAACTCCATCGTTGTGCTGCACAAGAACGGGTGGCGTTGCCATCCATCGGCAAACCTCAACAACTCCATAATTTCTCGTCTCAAGAAGCTGCATCTCCTGAGGACTCAGGCTGATTTGCTCATACTTCATGTTGGCCTCAAGAATCGCCAATCGTTGGTTGGATGTTGAAGCCAGCTCGCCGTAGTTGTTTCTCAACGCTTCTCGTTGGGTATTGCTTAACGGTGCATCAACCATCAAGACGCCAGTTGGTTTACCGCTAGCTGAATAGAGTTTCGTCGCTGCTGTTTGTGCACTAGCTAGCTCATCAGTTGTTGCCGCCATGTAGGCCAAGCGCTCAAGGCCAACAGTGCCATTGCCTAAGCCCTTCAGGTGCAGAACACTGTCCTCTTGCAGAATTACCGTTTGCCCAGAAACTGTGTATTCATAGACAACAGAACCATCATCAAGAACAACTAGTTTTGTTTGGTCTGGAGACATGGGCCACATGGCCAACACTTCGCCGCTTTCGTCACGCTCCAGCCTTGCATATGCGTTGCCTTTTACGTCGTGACTCATCATCATGGCCCGCCAGAACTCAATCGGCGTCATGCGGCTATTTGGTGACTCATGGAGGAGTGAGTAGAGCCGCGATGTCCTGGCTAGTTTTCTTTGCCCACTAGAGTCCTTGTAGGCGAAGAATGGAAGGCTTGCGATGGTGTTCGCACGAAGTTCAACGCACGCCCAAAACGTACTTATCTGAAGTGCGCCATCAACTCCAATGGTTCGAGTCCCATCAACCAAACGAGAAGTAGGCGCAGCAATCTGCTGGCCTTTTGATTCGCCCATGGCTGCGCCAAAGCTGAACCAACTCCCGAATTTTTGGAGGAATGACGCCATTAAAAGACCAAGGGTGAATTTATGATTGCGTCAATGTCTATTGACGGCTCCGCTTCTGTCGGCATCACACCAACAGCCATAGCCAGCGCAACCATGCCGTCAATACGGCCAGTCGCTTTGTGTTTCGTAAATTTGCGGTTGCCCGCTGGGTCACTGACGGTGACAGCGTTTTTCGCGCACATCTCTAGAACCTTGTGGTTGCCGTGGCGCAATTTCTTGGAAAGCAGCTTTGATTCAAGCTCACGGATGGCCGGGGACATGCTGGCGTAACCCTGGCCAAAATCGATGAAGCGTTCTAACTCTTCTTCTGTGAAGCCGACCTTTTCTAACCAAGGCTTGAGGTGCTTCATGTTGTAGCGGTCGAAAGCCAGCGCTTTAACGTCACAGCGATCAAACAAGCCGCGCAGGTGTTCGGCTACGAACTCATATTCAATTGCGCGTCCAGGCGTTGTTTCCAGCAGCCCTTCACGCGCCCACACGTCGTATGGGACTCGATCAGCCCTGCTCTTTTCTTCCAGGCCGTCACTTGGCAGCCAGAATGTGGAGTGAACATCCCCATCTTGGGTGACACACACAAGGGCGGTCAAATCGCTGACGCTGGACAGGTCAAGCCCGCAGAAGATGGATTGACCATCTAACGAATCTGGCGAGTCGCCGTTTTCTTTCCACACCGAAGCGGTGACAAACGGGCTTCTGGCCTCGACCCGTTGATTCAGGATGAGGTTTCTAAAGCTGGCTTCCCGGCTTGGCAGTCGTTTCGCGTCCTGCGCCTGCCGGAAAACCTCTTCCTTGTTCATGAACTCGTCAAAGTGAGGATTCGCCGCTCTGATGGCCTCCTCACTGAACGGGTCAATATCTACTGGCGCGGTGCAAAGCTCTACTTTGATCCGAGGATCGGCACCAGTCATCCCGTCATCAATCAGAAGGCTTAACAGGTCTGCGTCTGTTGGTGCCTGGGTGCTGATGACGATTGAAAGTGGGTTCTCTTGCGCTGCTGAAGCGGTTTCCAGCGCCTCATACAACTCAGAGCGCGGCCCCTTAACCTGCCCCAATTCGTCATGCACCGTGAAGACTGGGCTCAGACCGTAGGCGGTCGAAGCATCTGCACTAAGGGCACGGTAAACCGTTCCCAACTCAGGGCACAACAACTGCTTGGCAGTCTCACGAAGGTGAACGCACTGCGACAACTCGGGCGACATGCGCACAATCTTTGCCGCCAACGAAAACAAAATAGCCGCTTGCTCGCGGCTCATAGCACCCGAGTAAAGCTGACTGTTCGGCTTTGCTTCAGGGCCACACAGATGGAGCAACAGCAAGAACGCGCTGAATGCCGTCTTGGCATTCTTGCGGGCCATGCTCAGGATAAACAGGCGGGTCGGGCTGTCGTAAATGCGAACCAGCCACTGCCTTTGCTTCTTGGTCAGCTTGACAGGTTTACCGACGAACTTGCCCTCGGGGATGCGACAAAATTGTTCAATCCATGCCGCATTCCGAGCCGAACGCTTCATTCTTCAGCGGGCGCAAGCTCCCAAGGTTTGCGAGCCTTGGATTGATTCTTCAGAGAGGTGCCGACAGTGGCTGGATGCTCAACTGCCTGGCGGGTAATACGAAGGCGCGTAGCCAGTGAAGATGCGGCGCGGCTTTCGCGCTCATTCATGGACAACAATCTGTCATAGCGCTTCAACCCTTCGTCGTCAGCCATCCAGGCGCGGTCGAAGTTGGTTAGCTCATCAGCAAGGATGCGGGCCTGGACAATGTGGCGGCAATACAACTCAAGCAGCGGGGCATGCGTGGCCGTGAATGCGCTGGCTGGTTGGTCGTTCACCACCTCCAACCACACCGTCAACTCTGCTTCAGAGATGTGCGCCGGGGCAGGAAGCCGCCTCTCGTGCGAAACAGACGCAACTTGGGCCGCCAACACCATCGAATCACTCGATTTGCGGCCTCTTTGCATAATTTGTCGCCTTAAAACAACTAAATTTGTCCAGGTTTAGCAAAATGAAGG